TGGATCAAAATATAATACTTCATTCTGGAATCATGCCTCAAAACTAAATTTTAATGATCCAGAATTTGAGCAATATTTAAATTTTGCAAATGAATTGTCTGAACAAGATGTTGTTCCAGATTCATATGGAGGAGTATCAAAAAATACTTTGTATGCTCAATGGCCACCATATAGTTTTAAAAACTGGTTTGATGGTATGACAAAAATAAATAATTAAAAAAACGATCATGCCAAGAAATCAGATTGAGAATAGAAATTATCTATCTCCAACAGGATTTAAATTATCATTATATCGAAGTCCCAGTGTTGCTTTTTTCTGCAATCAAGCAAACATTCCAAATTTATCTTTAGGAATCGCTGAGCAATCAACTTACTTGAGAAATATTCCTATCCCTGGAGATAAGATTGATTTTGGTGATTTGACTATTAGATTTTTAGTCGATGAAGATCTTAAAAATTATATGGAAATTCATAAGTGGATTCGTGGTCTTGGATTTCCAGAATCTTTAAGTGATTTTACAGATCTCGAAAAAACCACAGAAAATTTTGGTGACTATATTAAAAGTGGAGATAATATCTACTCGGATGGAACCCTTCAAGTTCTTAATAATAATATGATTCCATCCTTTCAAATTTTCTTTAGGGATTTATTTCCGTATGACTTGTCAACTTTGACATTTGATGCTACAGATACTGATGTAGAATACTTTACAGCGGATGTATCTTTTAAGTATACTATATACACAATTACTGATTTAGAAGGCAACCCTTTATGATCGATCTTGATAAACTTCAAGAGATGTGGGAAAAAGATGCGAAGATTGATATGGATAATCTTCATACCGAATCAACAAATGTTCCTGCACTTCATGCGAAGTATTTTGAAATGTACAACACAATCTTTCTAATGAGAAAGAAAGCAGAACAGCAGAGAAAAAATATTAGACACGAACGATATGAATATTTTAGTGGTAAAGCAGATCCCGATGTCTACATTGAAAATCCATTTCCCAAAAAAATTAGAGATAAAGACACTATGCAAAAGTATCTGGATGCAGATCAGAAACTCTCAGGAGTTTCGTTAAAAATTGATTACTACGATACAATGCTCGTATATATTGAGAGTATACTAAAGCAGATAAGTAATCGAACTTATCAAATTAAAAACGCAATAGAATTCATGAGATTTAATTCAGGACTAGGATAATGGAAGACGATATTCTTTTTGACGATGATTTTAATGAAGATCTTCCTTATGTAAGTTTGGACCTAGATATTAAGGACGTTAAGTTAATTTTAGAATCTATATCACAAAATGCTAAATTGTGTCATCATGACCCAGATAAAAAAGAAAGTCTCGAATATATGGAAAGTTTTCTAACAAAAGTTATTCTCGAATACAACTTTAGGATAGACTAATGGAAGAATTCAATAGTAGTAGCGAAAACGAAAATGATTTTGACTATCAAGTCAATTTTAGAATAGAAGATATTCACTTGCTACATCATTGTATCCTCAAAAGACTCGAAACCTGGGAAGGAGCTCCAGCAAGGAATCCTATGGAACAAGAGCATTTGTGGTATTTAAGAGACTCCCTCTATCGAATCATATTAGAATACAAGTTTGAAAACCTATAATAAATATTTGTAGATGAATGGATCTACGTGATTGATACTACGGCTAATCTTGTTATATCCAAATCCAACGAAGTATTTTTAAAGATTAATACAGAACCTCATATTGAATATGAACTTAGAGATCACTTTAAGTTTGAGGTTCCTAATGCAAAATTTATGCCACAATATCGTGGTAGAAATTGGAACGGAGAAATACATTTATATGATATGCGATCTAAACAGATCTATGTTGGTCTGTTAGATAAGATTGTCAATTTTTGTAAGAATTACGGATATACTTATAAATTTGAAGATAATAAATTTTATGGAACTCCATATGAAGAGAATGATCAAATCTCTATGGAGGGTGTCAAGGATTATATGAATTCCATTTGTGCCCATACTCCCAGGAAATACCAGATTGAGGGAGTATATGGTGCCCTAAAGCATAATAGAAAGCTATTGATAAGCCCCACTGCCAGCGGCAAATCACTGATGATTTATTCCTTAGTAAGATATTATGTGGATAGAGGCGAAAAAATTCTGCTAGTTGTTCCGACGACATCTCTTGTAGAGCAGATGTATAAAGACTTTCTTGATTATGGTTGGGACGCTGAGTCATACTGCCACCGTATATATTCTGGACGTGAAAAGAGTAATGATGCTCCAGTAACCATCACAACATGGCAGTCAGTATATAAACTAGAGCGTTCTTTTTTTGAAGACTATGGTTGTATTATAGGAGATGAGGCACATTTATTCAAGTCTAAGTCATTGATTAATATCATGACTAAACTTCATCATGCAAAGTATCGTTTTGGATTTACAGGTACATTAGATGGAACTCAAACTCACAAATGGGTTTTGGAAGGTTTATTTGGTCCATCATATAAAGTAACAAGAACCGAAGAATTAATGCGTCAGGGACACCTCTCTCAACTTGACATTCAATGTTTGGTTTTAAAACATCCACCACAAAAGTTTGAAACTTATGAGGATGAGATACAGTATTTAATCAACCACGAACAGAGGAATAAATTTATAACTAATTTAACATTAGACCTTAAGGGAAATACACTTGTTCTTTTCCAAAGAGTCGAAGCACACGGACAGGTACTCTATGATCAGATAAATAAAAACAAGCGAAATGACCGTAAGGTATTTTTTGTACATGGTGGCGTAGATGCAGAAGAACGAGAGTTAGTAAGGGAAATTACAGAAAGAGAAGAGAATGCAATTATTGTTGCTTCTTACGGAACTTTCTCAACTGGAATTAATATTAAAAATCTTCACAATGTAATTTTTGCATCTCCATCAAAATCAAGAGTTAGAAATTTACAAAGTATTGGACGTGTACTTCGCAAAGGAAAAGATAAAATAAAAGCAACCCTCTATGACCTTGCTGATGATTCAAGTACAAAATCAAGAAGAAATTATACTCTGAATCACTTTATAGAAAGAATTAAAATATACAATGAAGAAAAATTTAATTATGAAATAATCACAATTCAACTTAAGGGAAAATAAATGGGAATAGAAGATGATTTTTACGCAACAGTTAAATTAAAATCTGGAGAAGAAATCTTCGCAAAAATAGCTGCATCTGAAGAAGATGATAGAACTATGTTATTGGTATCAAATCCAGTAATAGTTGAAGAATTGAAAAGTAAATTGGGAACGATTGCTTATAAAATAGAACCTTGGTTAAAAACAACATCAGATGATATGTTTATCATTAATATGGATGATGTTTTAACTATGTCTGAATCATCTGATATTGAAATGATATTGATGTATCAGGATTATGTAAGATCTTCAGAAAAAACAGATAGAAATGAATCTAAAATTAGTAAGAATATGGGATATGTAGCCAATGTAAATGAAGCAAAAGAATTGCTAGAAAAGATCTATAAAAAGAATATTGATATAAAAGATAATAGCTAATATATTTCTTATCAACCTCCACAAAGGTAATTGTACACAGTATTCAATACCTTGTCAAGTGTTTCTAAAGATGATATAATTCATACATATTATGAGATAAACTAATGATAGGAACTGTCATGGCCAAGAGAAAGAGGTCAGAACATTATGTAAACAACAAAGAGTTTCTTGCTGCTCTTATTACATATCGAGAGAACGTAGAGATCTCTTATTTCAAAGAATTTGGAAAAGACCTGTCTGAACAAGATAAATCAGAAAGAGCAAGGAAATGGGATACAAAACCACCAATTCCACGTTATATTGGTGAGTGTTTTTTGAAGATCGCAAATCACTTGTCCTTCAAACCTAACTTTGTGAACTACATGTTTAAGGAGGACATGATCTCTGATGGAATCGAAAATTGCGTTCAGTACATTCATAATTTTAATCCTGAGAAATCCCAAAATCC